CTGGGCCGATGGTTGGTTGTATGGAAGCCCTGATATCATGGGCCACCCACGGTCCTCCTATTGATGCATTTGTTAGAGATTCCCTTATGGCGAGAGGCTCTATGACACCGTCCATAGTTGCCGGATCAGTCCAGTTTGGACTTAGTAGAACAACTGGGTATCGCTGTGACCCTGGATCCTGGATAAACGCTACAGGGTCGTCGAGATCTGCGATGTCATCAAAGGGTGCAAACTTTCCATTAAAAGGCCCAGCATTACCGAGATCCTCAAATAGTTTAGGCTGTCCGTAGATGTGCTTCTCTATTGTTGGATCAAATCTTTGACCAGTCTTCTTTGGAAATCCTCTATCTGACATCCACGGCAGCATGGACACAACGAAATCCGCTGGCCCTCTGGTGTTAATTCCCTGTCTGAATCTATCTACTTCAGCTGTGTCCATTGCACCTGACGCTGCTAGCTGTCCTGTTTCAATTGCTGCTTCTTTAGCGATTCTCCACGGATCTTGAACTGGTGTTCCGACATCAGCAAACGGAGCATCGACAAAAGGCTTTATTGACATTTTTTTCTCCTAGAACTTCTTCATTGTTCCGACTATCTGAGATAGAAACAGGTTTCCTCTTTCCGTATTTCTATCTAGAGCTTTAAGATAGATATCATCAAATAAGTATCTAAATCTATTTCTCTCAAGAACATGCGACTCTATAACAAAATTAACTCCCAGGAACTTTGTCTTTCTAGGTATTAGCTGCTCAAGCATTGATCCCAGCGCAGTGTTAAACCACTTGTACATGTCAAAGAACACCTGATAATCTGGCTGGCCATCTAGCCTATCAAAATAAATCTTTCTCACCTGATCAATATCAGGATAGAAGTCATCAAAGAGAAGGTTGGTTCTTCCTAGCGCGTTGTCAAAAAACTCAAGAGTTCCAAAGATATTCATTATATCCTCGTCTAGAGCTTTAACAGATGAAAACTCTATTGAGAATCTAGTGTCATCATCAGGCTCTTCGCTTCTTAAGACCTCATAAGATGGAGCTGATGTGGCATATGAATTCTCTTCTATTAATCGTGCTGTCTCATAGCTTCTAACCCTTATCTTATTGTCTGTCTGGGATACGTCAAATTTTGGAGATAGGTGACTAAAGTAAAACGTCTCTGGTATCACGACTGTCTTTCCTACCTCAAATCCCGATCCTGACATCGGAATATTGTTTCCTGAGAAGTCAAAAAGCTGTATATCTCCGCTAGAGTCTGACGCCGTTACTGCTTGATCTGTAGATATATCAGCCCTAAGTCTGCCAAATGCTCCAGTCGGCGCCGTATCAAAGTTAAAGTGCACCATAGGATCGCTCACGCCGAGTGACTTAAAGTTTCTAACATGTTCTAGCCAGTTGTCTTTTTCGAGAGCCTTTGACCAGAATCTCATCTGACTAACCTGACCATCAAAATGTGTAATTCTACATTGTCTATTGGGTGCATACGTCGTGTTGTTCAGGTATGATACACCCGTTGCAAAATCATAAGTGTCTAGGCTCTGTGATCCTATCACAATAAACGAACCAGAGGCGTTATAGTTAGTGCCTATAGTCTCAAGTCCGTCAATCTGTGTACTTTCAGCTTCAAGAAAAAACGCAGATGTCGTGTATAGCTGCTTAATCTCACCAAATGCCTGCCGGGCACATCTTAAAAAGTAAGACGATGAGTTAGCTGTTGATACTCTATTTGCAAGATAATAGTTAGCATCTGTCACCTGCTTTTGATCTGACCTCTCTCTTCCAAATGATACATTCCACAGATTACCATCGAAGATATTTACACCAGTTAGCACTAGACTAAATGATTCACCTCTCAGAGGAGTTGTCCTCACAAATAGCTTGAGCGTAGACCCGCTAGACGTGAGTGAATTTTCAGTTCCAGATACAACCATGAGGTTTGCAAGAACTCCATGGCTTGTACTTGGTGCTTGTGACCCTGTTACACACAATCGAGCCAGACTCTGCTCTACAAAGTGATCTTTAATATTTTTTTGAAACTGATAAATTGCTTCGTATGTAAATGATCCAGATGTTAATAGTCCATCTGACGGTATCGTTGATGCACCATGCATACCGTACTTTTTGGTGTCCTGAAATATGAATCCAGCACCGCCTGAAAATCCTGAAACTATCACGCCTGTAGCTGATGAAAATGTTCCATCTAGTGTGTGATTTCCTAAATTTAGTCTTTTTGTTGAATTTTGAACTAGNCTTACCTGAGTTGATAAAGACAAAGATCCAGTTATAGATCCGCTAAAGCTTCCTGTTATCTTATGCAGTATAGCAGTTGCCTGATCGGCATCACTTACTTCTATAGGTATTGGAACATCTCCATCTGCAGAGACCGACCCGTCATTATCGAACTCGAATGCAAGTGCCTTTCCTCTAGAGTCTGTGACATTTAAAATCATGCCATCTGTAATTGTAGGAGAAGTAATCGAAATAGTCGCAGTAGCTTGCTCAAATTGTGATTGTGGTTCTGGAAATCCAACCTCTACCCTAGAAGCTGACAGGTATGATGAAACCAGGTGCGGCCGGGTTAGTGAGAACCCTTGAGATGTGAGGCTTCCCGCAGGAGTTGATGCCTTGCTTCCTGAAAACTCTATCGATGTTGCTACCTCTGTTTTTGTTTCTCTAAGCCCTGTAAGGGATCTCTTTGTCGGGCCGCCAAACTCCCTGATTGTCATTAAACTATCAGGATTAATCCCAGCCGCTCTTATTATCGACTTTATGCTGTGAACTGTCCCTTTTGATCTTATTATCTCATTTAAATTTAAGAGTATCCTTCTCCAGATCTCACTTTGAACGTATGATAACGACCTAAGAGATCTAGAGTAGCTATTTTGTATATTTTCACCCTCTATAAATTGTGTTGGATCTGTGTCTGGAAATATTGCAGGGAGATTTATTCCATAATATCTTGCAACAAAGGGTAAAAACTTGGCTGCAACTGTCTCTTTATCATCATAGCTTGGGTGTATAGTGTCAGAAAAATGATCAACAAAAATCTTAATTTCATCAAAAAACTTTGACCATATCAGCAAAAATGCAGTTATATACTGTGCAGATCCTATTTTTGCAGATCCCGGAATTGAATTTCCTGTTATAATATCACCAATATTTCCATCTTGTGTAGAAAGCCCTTGCTGCGATTGCCCCTCAAGAAGATAGTGAACAGGTATTAGCTTCGTGACTAAGTTTGGATTTTCAGTGTCATAAAAGCTAGCACTTGATAGCAAAAGTGTATTTAATGCACTTACCTCAGGATGAGAAGGAAACAGTATCGGACACCTACTGATATTCTCATTTGTCATAGGGTCGCCATACGCACCAGTAATCCTTTGTTCACCGGTGAAATTTCTAATTCTACTGTGAAGTGAATTTCCTGAGCTATCAAGAACAACACTCTCTATGTTGAATGACCCTGACGGTTCATTAAATTTGAAATATAGCTTTAGATCATCAGATGCATATATGTCCTTTCTTCCATCAGCTCTCTGCTTGTCGATTGAAATTGCTGAATGAAAGACTCTAAACTCATCTATTGCTCCAGATAATGTTTGAAGCGGAGATATAGATGTTTCAGCTGGAGATCCTAGATTGAAATATTCTGGTATAGAGACTGAGGATCCTGATCCTATAAATAGCGGCGGTCTTCCAAAGGAAAGGCTATCGAATTCAAATGCTCTAGAGGAAGATGATACAAGAGATTCACTAATATAAAGTAAAAGCTTATTTGTCCCACCTCTATCGTATGTAGCACATATATGGCTAAATGCACCTTTCTCTATAGACGCAGTCGTTACAAGCTTAGCTGATCCGGAATTGACTAGAAATATTAGATCAGTTTTTCTACTGCTTTTCGTTCCTGATAAAAGAAGAGAGACTGATCTATCTTCAGTATCTTTCTTCTGAAATATCGTCTGGTGTGCATTGCCCTTTTCTGGAGGTCTAAAAAATAACTCGAATGAGAATGGATTTAATCCAAAATCTATGACAGCCTCACCATTATTTTTTTTCGAAAAAGCTGGAAACTGTGCTCCAGCACTATCAAAAACCTCGATATAGTTGCCTAAATTTGCATCATATCCTGAAGCTGGATCCTCATCCTTGGCTGTTCCCGATAATAGTAGAAATCCTTTGTTTTTTGGAAATTGCTCATATACATAAAACTCATATCCAGTTAACGAATCCTCAAACGCCTCGACATCTTTAGAGGATCCTTGAAACGGATATTCATTTATGATCTTGTCAAATGCTACATTTACCTTTGACTGAGCTGAGTTGAAGAAAGTATGATTTTCAAATTTTGACCAATCTAATGGAATTTCCTGAGTTGACTTTACGCCTGTTCCAGGGTCATCATATCTAAACGATGACGTACTTTCAAAATTTGTGTTAGCTAGTGACTGGAGCTTTACCTGGACTGGTGGCGCGAACTTAGACTCCTCTCTAAGAAGAGCTGGGCTAAAAAGTTTTGGCCTTCCTGTTTTATTAACGTTGTTATTGCTTGACATTTAAACTCTCTAACTAACTCTAAACTTAGCTGCCACCTGTGTAAAAATCTGATCTATTCCCCTATCCTTGATTAGGAAATCAATCGTATATAGTCTGCCTTTAAAAAGTGAATCCATGTAGACATCAAAATACATGCCATCAGAATCTGTTGAACAAAGAGTTCCTCCGCCCGTATCAAACGGAACAATTACCTCATTTGATTCATCATCTCTTATTCGATAGTACATGGACGTAAAGATCTCACTTTTGGTGACAAAAGGAAGCTTTTTATATCTTACTGCTCTATCCACATTTTCAACAAAAACTCTGAATCTTACCTTATCGTCTGGCATATATGATGGTTGCATATTTGTGATATTGACAATTAATCTTTGTGATGAATTAGTAAACGATGTTCTGTTTACCGTGTTGATTGTTAGGCTGCTTGTTAAAAACGAAACTGTCCTGTCAAGAGAGCTCCAAATCTCTGTAAATGTCGCTGAGTTTGCGTTTCTTATCTCTTTTCGCAGTGTTCCTGAAGCCCATTGAGATATTGCAAATGACGCGGAATAAGTTCCTGTTATATAATTATTTCCCATCTTGTGCTGTGAAGCCGTAATAAATTTTTGAAATAATGTTCCCTTTGAATTACTTCCTGACGTCAGTTCAAGAAGAAGAGAATTTGACTCTGTTATCTGTGTTAATGATGATCCTGAGACTATGTTTGATACAGTTCCACGATGTGAGTTGTTAAGAAACAGCGATCCGGATAAGTTGAATAAAAATACCCCATGGTGATCTTGAATTGTATCGTTATACGATATCACTAAACGCGGTCTCTTTGCATAGTTTGATGTCTGGGTCGACGCAAATCTTTTAACAAACCTTGTTTGCTGATCTGTCTCCTCTGATCCAGAATATGATATTCTAAATCCGTGATCTGGAATGATATCTTTAAGAGTGGCAGATACTAGAGTTGTCACATCTATTGAAAGATCTTCTTCACCTGATGCAAAGGACTGTGTTTTCCATAAATTTACAACACCGTCACCGTTTTTTAAATTTCCACTCGAGATAATGTCTATATCACTAGATCCGAGAAGACCTGTTTTATTTGCGCCTGAATGATACCATAGAGACGGCGTGGTTCCTTGTACAGATGCTGTTACAAAGTTACATGAATCAAGATCAGAATAATCTACTATGTTTACGCCTACACCCTCATCAAATGACCTGGAGACTGGGTATACAATTAACTTGAAATTTGACGGAGTTGTTTGGCCACCATACACATCATACATCTTTAAAACACACTTAAAAGATGCGTGGCTTATATCTAAAAATGATCCTGTTAATTTTCTAATTGGGTTAAGATTAAATTTCAATAGCGCTCTGCTTATTTCAATAGGATTAGTATTAGAGCCAGATGTCGATTCAGCAAATAGCTTGAAAAGATCAAGAGATGCAGCCTTTCCAACATTCGCATCCGTAGCTCGAAAACTATTGTTGATTATCTTGTTTGTAATATAGGTGTCTTTGCTAGCTGTTAAAATTCTATACATGTTTATCTCGCAATTCCCACAATATCATCTTTAGGGTATTTCACCTCAAAAATAGAGCCCGGGGTCGGAACAATAATTCCTCTATCTGTATTGGCTTGTACTGCAAAGCTCTCTGAACTGTATTCATTTGTTCCAATTGTTCCTGACAAGCTAGATATCTTAAATCTCACAAGTGAAACTACACTTTGCGTGTTTAAAATTAGGTTTATGAGATCAGACTCTATTATTGGCTGATCTATCTGAAAGTTTTCAATTTTCATATATGAACTAATAGCATTATTTACTTTTTGAAGAGTCAGTGTTTTATTTGCTGTAGCATTCAAAACGACATCAAATTCTATTTTAACATTGAGAACCCTGGCATCCACTATATCTACTGCGTCAGAAATCAACCTATACTGATTAAGATATGTCTTTAAATTTTCTTTTAAATTATCGGGTGATATGACAAGCTGCCCCTTTGCGTCGCGGCTTATAATTGAGACAACAGCTGCGAGTGGGTTATTGGGATTATCTCTCACACCAACCCTATACACTCTCCCAAAGTTTGTAGGCATAGTATAAATTCTTGCAACAAGATCTTCTCTCGTCACAATTCGTGATTGTGAATTTCTAAATGCTAGAGCAGTAGATCGTAACTCATTAATTGTCGGAGCAGCCTCGCCGCCTTGTGCTGCAAGTGGATTACTAACCTCAACAGATGCTCTGGCAGCTGAAATAGTTGATCCGCTTGTTGATGATCCAAATTTTGTTAAAAGGACTGACACAGTGGTTATCGATTTTTCAGTAACATTGTGGTTTAATCCGCCTCCCGATCTATATCTGACTGTTATAGAAGTATTTCTAGGAGATATTCCCAAAGTTCTTGTCTCTAGTAGCTTATTGGGATCAAGTGTGAATCTAGAAAATGTTTTTCTCTTACCATATAGTGGCAGTGCTACTGTGCTTGGATCTGGCATGATATCATCATCAGTAGAGTCTGCACTGCCACCACCAAATCTCAGTGTAGTTGATCCCGTTCTTCTGCTTGTTGAAGTAATAAACCTATACGGAGCAGGAATCATCTCTATGTTTTCTGAGACAAGCTCAGAATCGTATTCAGCATTCACAACTCTTTTATATACTGTGTCTTGTGTCAGTGATTCAACTTCATAATATTCATTTCCATCTCCATCTATAACTGAGATGACCTCAGATACATTTGTACTAGATAGCTTTATTGTCCTAAATGGCGTAAACTTATCAGGAATTGTAAATTTTTCAGATGAGATAATGCCGGATGAACAGAAGCCAGTCAGCTTGACTGAAAATGATGTGGGATTTCCATTTGAATCTGTTTTCATTGTCACATAGCTAGCAGTTATTTTGCCAACTGCATTTGTTTCTGCAAAGTTTAGATCATCAACAAGTTCAAATTTTACACCAGATGTCGCTGCTAAAAGTGTTCCTGCTCTAATTATAGGAAGAGAGTTAATGTCTGGAACATAATCGTTATTTTTTAAAACTGATTGTGCTTCAATATAAAAATCTACATTAACAGTCGCAGGAGATGCGCCTCTTATCTTGACACCAGCAGATCTGACTAGCCTCTCTATGTTTTTATTCTCTACAGCTGTAAAGACGTCTAGCTCGTTAAACTGATGATCGAGATAAAATGACAAGTTATCTCCCACCATTGCTGCCATCTCTATGAACATTCCAGCCAATCCATTTGCAGAAAAGTCATTAATCTTTTCAGAAAAATAAATCTGTCCATACTGGACCATCTCGGCCCTGAATGCATCAAAATCCTTATTAAGATAAGATCTCTGATTTTTTCTAACGCTCTGTACCTGATTCTTTTTTGTACCCATATTTTATCCTGAACAGTAAATGGAAATTAAAATTGACTTGTCTATCACACGTAGCTGGATGACATTATATTTTAATTTCATATCTATACGAGTCATTCCTGGTGCTACACCATCTTTTGGACCAGCAGTTGCACCGCCAGTTGTTCCTCCAAACTCTGATGAAAATGAAGAAAGCTCAACAAATGGCATGTGGTTTGTTACCGCATTGCTAATTCTTTGCATTGCATTAGTGTCAAAATCATCTAAAGATGATAGCTCTAATGTCAATGGTCTAAGATTTGCACCATACGTGTGGTTTCCTAGCCGTTCACCATGATTTGTAAGTATAAGATTTCTAAGATTATCCTCTATCTGTGAGATTGGATCATAATGCATCTGAAAGATGCCTGACTGACCCGTACCAAGAACTAACGGTGTCTTTATCCCATACGGGACTTTTTTGACATCTTGAAAAAGATCAGGATCGCCTGTCTGCTCTCCTACACTTTTAAAAGATAGCTCCCTCTTTCCCATATAGGCCTCCAGATAGTAAATATGTCGCACTTGAGATCTGTAGGAGTAATAGATTAAACATTATCACGCACCAAGCAAAGTGGCAACCAGATCTGCTATCATCCCGGGCCCAAGAAGTGCGACGACTAAGTCAACAGCAACCCAAAC